ATTGAAAGCTTTAAACCATCTAATGTAGATGGAACTATTGACGTTACTGCAATTTCAAATGTAAGTCAATTAGCTCAAAAAATTAATAAAGCATTAGATATTGATACTGCCGGTAATGTAAATTTTAAAAATAAAGTAACATTAGGTGGTAATAAAATAACATTAGAACAAACTGGTAAAATAAGTAATATAGGTGGTTTTAAAGTTACAAATACCGGTGCAGTTACTACAGGACATCTTACAGCTGTAGGTGGAGGAAATATTACTGCAACTGGAAAATTTAAAGGTAACCGAAGTATAGTAAAAGGTCATCACCTTGGTTGGTGGGATGTTGGTAGCCAAAAACCAAAACCTTTTAGTGAAACAAAAAATTTTGATCGTATATATGTAATTCGTTGTAGACCAGGTGATGCACAAGGTCATCGTGGAGTACGAATATTAATAGATAATGTTGCTGTTGGTATGATGGCAAATCGTAATCCAAATTTTGGTAGAAATGAAGATTGGTTATCATCATCATATTTTGTTCCCGCCGGTAGTAATTTTAAATATGATTGGGCTGTTAATAGTGCACATGCTTGGTATGGTAGACCTCCTGCAGAAATGTATTATTTGCGATACGATTTTAAATAATAAAATAAAAAAATTACAATATGAACCTACTTAATTCTAAATCATTTGTATCTTTATAATAATGATATACATTCTCTATTTTTTCTATGATTTGATTATATGCATCATCATTCCGCTCTTTATTATATTCAAAATTTATATTATCTTCTATATATAATGTAAATGATAAACCAGGTTCAAACCACCCTCCTCTCTTACATGTCTTTATCCATTTACTATCTGGTATTCTATCAAATTTAATAATATCATAATACTCTCTTGTATTTATTATTGCATTACTAAATATTTCACATGTTAAATATCCCTTAAACTTATCATCAAATCTTGTACATAATATATTACTTATTTCAAATGATTTATTTATTTCTTTACACCTTGATATATGTAAATATGACATTACTATACTTTTTAATGCCATTGTAAATGCATCTAATACTGTATCTTCTCTATTATCAAATTTATTTATTGCATAATGTCTTATTAAAAAATACCATAATGGTATATACCCCCTTTCACAATACTTTTTAGCCCAATTATACGCTTTTGTTTGTTCATGTGTACTATACAAAATCTTAATTATTATATTGAAATTATACTTATTTAATGCTTCATCTAATCTCTCCTCTTCAAATTTAACCTTATTTATATATTGCATTTCTCATATAAGTTAATATAATATTACAAAATTATTATATAAACTAATAATATTTATTATTATTATAGTAATGTTACAACTATATTATGAAGATGATGATAACATTGAATGTGGTATTGATGAAGCTGGTGCAGGATGTTTAGCTGGTCGCTTATTTACATCTGCTGTTATTTTACCTAAAAATATTGATTCATCTATTGATTCTGATAACTTATGTGCTAAAATTAAAGATTCTAAAAAACTTTCTAAAAAACTACGTTCTAAACTATATGATTTTATAACTACTAAACTCGCACTTGATTATTCCATTGTTTATATTGAACCTGAAGAAATTGATAAAATTAATATATTACGTGCTCGTCTTAAATCATATACTATGGCCGTTAATGAATTAAAAATAAAACCTAATTTAATACTTGTAGATGGCCCATACTTTAATACATATTATGACTCATTTGATCACATTATTAAACATCATTGTATTATTGAAGGTGATTCTAAATATTTAAGTATCGCTGCAGCATCTATATTAGCTAAAGTCTCTAAAGATAATTATATGAAAACAATCCATAATGAATACCCAATGTATAATTGGGATAAAAATTCTGGATATGGTACTAAATTACATCATTCTGCTATTTTAAATCATGGTATCTCTATTTATCATAGAAAAACATACGGTATTTGTAAAAATTATTAACTCTGATTTTTCATTATTATATCTTATATTTTAATAATTTATTAAATATTTTATATTTTTTAGATTCATTATTTAATAATAATAATGAATTAATTGTCTCAATATAATTATCATTTAAATTTATAATTTTATTATTTTTAATTATACATGATTTCTTAATTATTCGACTAATAATTACCATTAAATAATTATATATATTTTATATAATTATTTATTTAAATATATTATATAATTATCAATTCACTTGTTTTCCAATATTCAATATTACCATTTGGTAATGTACGTTTTATCATTAATGGTAATTTATTTTGTTCTAATTCCATTAATGCAATGTTGTATGGATTATACTCATTTCCGATTTGAATTGATGGTTCAGCTCCTTTACTTAATTGTTGTGCTCTAAATCCAATTATTTTTGCTTTCTCATATTTTGTTATATATTGTGTGGTTTGTCTTGCATTTATTATTTCAGTACTTTCTATATTATTTATAATTTCTGTATTATCGTCTATTATATCTAATTCAGTTTCTTCTAATGTATTAATATCAAATATTTCTTCTAATTCATCATTATAATCATCATATTCATCCATAATACTATTATATATATATTATTTATATTTTATATAATTTATAAAACAATTTTCAATTTTATTTTTATTATTATTCAACATAACAACACTTTCCTTATTTTATCCTTTTATTATACAACATGTTTTATGTAGAATAACAATATGCTCCTTCACCTCGTTTTATTTCTCTTTTAATTGATCCTCTCGCAATTTGCTTAAATGCACACCATGAATGTGGTGCTCCCCAACCTTGCGCTGCAAACTTTTCATTATTATAACATAATCCATTATTACCATAATTTGTTACATGTGTTTTATGTGGAAATTCACGTGGACATTGTGATAAATTTAATGGTGGTAATTCTAATTTTTCTCCCTTTATTATATGACATAAATTAGTTGCAAGAATATATCTTGCTCTCTCACCATCAACACCTCTTAATAACATTAATAATTTTTCAGTTACTAATTTCACTATTAATTCTTCTATATAATCATCCAATTCTCTCTTTAAATATACCAATTCTTTAACTTCTGAAGGTGTTTTATCCCAAATATAATCTGAAACTGTATTATGTAAATAATGTCTTAATTCTTTAACTGATTTCATATGTAAAATTATATATTTAATATCTATATGTAATATAATATCTTTACAATTTATTTGCTTTAATAATACTGCAATTAATTGTTTTGGATTTGTTACAGCTCCAAATGCTGCAGTTAATAAACGTGGTCCCCACTTTTTAGCATCAACTATACCCTTTCTTGTTTCATCCTCTACTGCAGATCCTACATCTACTGCAGTATGTTCTACATCATCTGCAACATCTGTTGTTGTATGAGCTACTGTTGTTGCAGCATGTGATACCCAATGACCAACTGATCCCCAATGTTCTTTTATAGGTCGACGTATTAATAATAATATTATTAATATTATTATTAATTCTTTATTCATTTTTATATTTTATTATCATATTTTATTTTATTTCATTTCATTTATTTCATTTTATCCATTCAGCATTACATTTATCATTACAACAATAATATACTATTTTTACATCTTCTGGTCTAATTACATAGACTACATCTGTATTACTACATTGTGGACATTCAATATTATTTTTTCTCGGTAATGTATTATCTTTACATATATATTTCTTTAAATTTGAATTTATACTTGATAATTCTGTATTTACATAATTTCTACTAAATACACAGCTATTTTCTACATTTGTTTCTTCATTGCATTGTAAACATATATTTTTTAATCCATCTGTTATAGTATATGTTAAACTATTTCCACAATTCTTACAAAATTTCATCGTTATATACTTATTTATTTATACTATTTTATTATTTTTAAATTTCAATTTTATATATAATATTTTTTTACTAATTCATCATAGTTTAAGTTGTAGTCTTTTGAAATATGTTTTAAAATACTATATATCTTGTTATGCACTTCTTTATTTACAATGTTTTCTATTTTCTTTATTATTAAGTCCATATTTATTATTTTATTTATTCTTTATTAGTTTATATTTGTTTTAATTAATTAAATTAATTAAATTAATTAAATTAATTTATACTATAAATATTACTACTATTAAATAAAATATATTTATCATACTACAACATATAATAAACTTTGTTATATCATTATCATTATCATTAAAAGATTTCCATATTTGTCTACATATCGGACATTTATTTTTAATATTTAACCATTCTTCTATACACTTTTTATGATAATTCATTTTACATTTACAATTAATAATAAAATCTATATTAACACTATTCTTTTTACATTTCTCATAACATATTATACAATTATTCTCATTATCATTATCATTATTTTCATTCATTATTCATTATTATATATTAATTATTTATTATTAATATATAATTATAATTTTTTCCATTTTTTAAATGTATTTCCTTGTCTATTGTATTCTACTACTTCATATGTATCTCCATTACTTATTTCTATTGTTCCTAGTTCAAATAATTTCGCTGGTAATTTTGGACACTTTCTTTTATATTTTTTTGGGGGTTTTATATCTAAATTATTTAATGATTCTATAAATTTATCTGCATCTTTTTTTAAAATTTCATTATTATTATTTGTACTACTACTTGAACTACTACTTACACTACTATTATCATTATCTATACTACTTATGCTTATATCATTCTCTGTATCTATATATTTAAACTTTAAAGTATTACTATCTATTTTAAGATCCTCTAATTTCTCTCCTATTATATCAAGTTCAATATCCTTAAGTTTATCCACTTTTGATTCTTCTGATTCAATTTCTTTTAATAATTTATTTAATTCACTTTTTGCATTTTTACTATTAAATTTAATTATTCTATTTATTTTTCTATACATATATGGCGTATATTTATACTCATATTCCTCCTTTAAATGATGTTTTATTAAATTTTTATACATAACTATATTGTTTCTTATATACTCCTTTTTAAAATCAGTCATATTTTTCCTTAAATTATTTATTAGTAATTCATTTATTGATTCACAATAAACTAATTCTTTATAATATATGGCTTTTGGGTTATTTATATTTATCTTTTCATATGCTGGTTCTGCTGATAAAGGGTTTTTTAAACTTAATACCATTCCTAATAAAATATTACATACCGATAATATTGTATTACATGCTGTCCATCCTGGTCCTGACCATGTATTTATCACTGATAAACATACTTTCCCACTTCCATATAAATTTGGATGAATTCTCATATTCTCATCAGGCGATTTAAACTTAAACTTTGGTGGTGAAAAAGGATACGTTGGTGGTAATACTATATTAAATTCAAAAAAACATCCTAAATATGGTCCATCCGACCCTACTAACACTAAATCCAATTTATATATGTTCTCTTCATCATATTCCAAATAGATTCCATTTTTATTATTTTCTTCTTTATTTTTTTCATAATCTTTTAATTCCCATAAAATACGTTTTACTGTTTTAGATGTCATCTTTTATGTTATTTATTTTATAGAAATAAATAATATATTTCAATTTTACTTTATCTTATTTTCCATATTCTCTTTCCCTTGGGTTTAAATATTCCATACCTATCAATTCAAAAATATCTCTTTCTGTTTTAACACGTATTTCATCCCCTTTCTTTTTATCCACATATTTATAAACACCATATTCATTTATTGTATATCCTTGTGTATTTGCTAATTCTCTCATCTTTCTATTTAATCCTCCTGATCCTGTAAAATATAATAATGCTGGCGCAAAACTATCATATTTTATATATCTTATATCTATTCTTACATATTGCCCATTAAATAAATGACATATTCCCATATATTTTGTTAGTCCTTTTTTTGTTAAATGATCTACTAAATATGTCTTTTCTGTTAACAAATCTACTACTTTTCTTAAGTAATCATTATATTTTGGTTCTTTACATGTAAGTAATATATCAATATCTCCTGACGTTTCCCGTACTCTTCTATATGATCCACATATTTCCATTATTAATTCTGGATAATATTGTTTTAATAAATTTTGTAAGACTGATTCTATATTTGTTATATCTATATATGATATTCTTCTTCTTAAATCATCTATATACTTTAGCCCTATTAACATTTCATCTGTTAATTTTATTATACTTTTATTATGTGCTTCTTTCAATTCCCTTATATTTTTTATATTAAATTCATTCATATATTTATTTGCAATTTTAACCCCTATTCCAAATACACTTGTTAATTCGTCTATTATCTTTTTTTTATCTACTTTATTATTTAATTCACTTAATTTACCCGTTTCTAATATCTCATTTACTCTTTTACATATCCCTTTTCCAATTCCCTTTATCTTTTCTATTTGTGTTATATCTTCTATTTCATAATCCAATTCTTTTATTATACTTAATCCTTTAAATAATGCTGCTGCTTTAAACGTATTCCCTTCTTGTTTAAACTGTGTTGCTAACAATAATAACTGGTTAATTATTTGTTTATTCATTGTTATTTATATATTCTATTTAAATCTTATGATATTATAATATTTTTTCAATTTTATTATATAAATATTAAGAAATATTTATATAGTATATAAATACTATATAGTTTATATGATTTCAATAAAACCTGATGATATTAATGACTTCTTTACAGTATTCTCTCCTAAAAATAAATATTCTTATATTGCATTATCCTTAATTAATGACTATTTTTTTTATATAAATACATCTTATCAATTTGATAATGATATATTTATACGTCCATTAACATATAAAGAGTATGTTCATTTTAATACTATTTTTCAACTTGATGAAACAGATCAAATTGTAACAGTATCGAAATCTTTATTTAAATATATTATTTAAATATTAAATAATATAATAATTTAACATCCTGGACGGGACTCGAACCCGCAACCGTCAGTTTAGAAGACTGATGAACTTCCAATTGTTCCACCAGGACATATATATTTATTACTGTTTCTTTATATCATTTTTTATAATACTTAAATATTTTAATATTTGATTACAGTTCGGCCTCTCAATTATTTTTACACTTATCATATTATCTACATATTTTAATATACGCTCTGTTATTTCTTTATTTATATATATACAATTCTCTATTATATAATCTTTTAACCATCCATTCGGAAATTCTTCTGTATTCGTTAATATTTGTATCTTTTTAATCGGATCTTTAATATAATTACTCCATTCTATCTTTCTATCTGTATATAATGAATTTGGTATTGATCTTAAATATATTTCTTCCCATGTTAAATTATATTTGTGTTTATATTCTTTTATAAAATCTATATGATACCAATATCCTTTTATAAATAAAACTTCTATTACTATTATTCCTAAACTAAATACATCACTCTTTCTATTAATATAATCTACCTTTTTTATAAAATGCCATTCTGGTGGTCGTGTTGTTACTGTACATAATTGATTATCTATTACCATATTCTCATATAAACTTAAATTAAAATCACATATATTTACATGATAATAATCATCTATATCATTAAATATTAATATATTCTCTAATTTTAAATCACAATGTACTATCCTATTATTATGTAAAATCTCTACTGCATATACTATTATATATAATATTTCCAAATAATTCGTTTCTATTATTTTTCTGTTTTTTTTAAAATAATCATATAAATTATAAATTGCCTTTTTATATGTGAATATTATATATTCATTATAATACTCTATACTTTGTGGTAATAATATATATTTATCTATATTATCTACTATTCTTAACTTTTTTATTATTGATGTTTCTAATTCTTCATTAACAACATCATAATCTTCTCTATTACATATCTTTTTTACTACTTTATCATTTTCAAATGTATTATATAATAATGATATTGATCCTTTTCCAATTATATTTCCTAATTTATATTTATCTATTATATCCATTTTAATTAATATATTTATAAAATTGAAATATATTTTATAAATTCTTTATTATTTAAATAATTATGATATATAATGAAGTTTTTAATTTAATAAATTCAATTTATTTAAATAAACATAAAATTTATATAAATGATATTATTAAATATATTTGCAATGATTTGAAACTATCAAATAATGATATTCAATTTTATTTAAATAAATATAATAATATTTTCTTTTACTCTTTGACAGATTATTTATCGAATTTAAAAAATACTAAAAAACGTAATCGAATATTACCTAATGACTGTGATCGCTGTATCGCTCTTATTTCTGATAAAACTCGTTGCAAATTAGCTAAAATTAAAGATAAATCTTATTGTGGTCGCCATTCTAAAACTATTAAATATGGCAATATCAATAATATATATAATAATGTTAATTATATTATTGTTAAAAAAATATATATTGATAATAAATGTTTTTTAATTGATCATAATAATACTATATATTCATATGAAAATCCTCCTAAAATTATAAACTCACTTTATAAAACAATCTAAATTACTAATCTCCCTATTATAATAATTTTTTTATCATTAAAATTAAATTTTTTACATACTACTTCTATCTTATCACGTATATTATTTCCTTCCCTTACTTTTTCTGATATATTCACTAATTTTGTTTCTAATAAATTATTTTCTTGATGATATTCTATTGGTATAAATACATGTAATATATGATCTTCATCAAATGATTCTCCTATTAATCCAACTTTCGTTGATTTCATAATATTTATCTCTAATACATCATTCTCATTTGGATTACATATATCCGCACTATATACTATATCATAATTAACATTCCCATTTGTTGGTCCATTTTCTAATTCCCCATATATTGATCTCTTTTTAATACTTATACTATCCTTTTTAATATACCCATCTTTAATACATCTCCCCTCATATAATTCTTTTATCTTTTGTTTTATTATTTCATCTATATTCTTTGATAATTCTATTGGAGTTAATGTAAGCGTTGTTTTAACAATATTGCTTTTATATATAGTCTCCATTATTATATTATAATCTAATAATATTTATTTACATTTATTTCAATTTTATATATTTAAAGTTTTATTTATATTATTATCAAATAATGAATCAAGATAAGAATTTAAAAAAAACCCTTCTTATTTATTTATTTATTTATACATTTCAATTTATTTGTGGTATTTTATTATGTTTATATTTCTCACCTTCTAATGATTATTTTTATTTATGGTACATTATTACTATATTATCATTTATTAGTTTCATAAAATTCTTCTTTACTTTAAATCTTTATTTAAATTACTCACAATATAATTCAGATTCTCATAATTCTTCATTTAAAAATTTTATTCTTATTATTGACTTTATTCTCTCATGTATTCTTCTATTCTCTTTCTTCTATTATTATTCTTCTATATCATCTATATCTTTTCTCTATAAATTTATTATTTATCAACGTCTTATAATTCTTTTCATTTTAATCCCCTTTTTACTTATCTTCTTTTTGAAATATCTTTATCATATTTATGACGAAAATTTTAATTATTCAAATAATATAAATCATATATAAATAATTAATAATTATTACATTTAAATCTTAATATGGTAAATAATTCTATTTCACAAACCGATCTACGTAATGAAATAAATAAAAGAAATATTACTAAAATGTATAATGATAATAATTCATATTTACATAAACGTAAATATAATGAATATAATGAACAAATAACATATAATGATATACTAAAACAATCTTTACAAAAAAAAATTAATACTCAAATAAGTTTATATGAATATTTTATTATTAAAAATTTCCTTTTTATTGTTTTATCTATATTTTTCTCACTCTATTTAATGAATATATTTCCTTATATTGGTATTTTTACTTATAATGCTGCATTATTTTATACTATTATAATTTTTTTCTTATGTTTAAGTTTTTACTATAATATTAATAAAATAATAAAATATCAATTATATATTAAAGATATTAAAAATGTTAAAATTATTTAAGTAAATGATAAGCTAACTATATAAATATGTTTGATTTAAATAGTATTTTAAATAAATCTTTCTTTTTATTACGTCATATTAACTTTCTTAATTTTTTAAATAATGATATTTCTGAAAAATCATATATTGATATCCATAATAAATTAAATAATTATATTATTATTGATATCGATAATATAGTTCATTGTATTTCTAATAATAAAATAAATACTATAGACATCGACATATAATATAATTATTTGCTTTTTTATATTTTTTATAAATTTTTTAATAAATTTAATTCTAAAATGTAATCTCCTTTCGTCTCTAAAACTATACTTTTACCTTTACTATTTAAATAATTTACTAAATATTTTAAACCTTCTATATCCCCTTCATTCTTCTCTCCATAAATATATCCTTCTAATAACGGAGCATGTCTATCTACATGACAATTTAATCCTTTCTTTGAATCATTTAAATGAATCAACTCTACATTATCCCACCCTAAATTCTTCTCTACTTTACTTATAAAATTGTTTATATGTGCAATTTTCCTTAAATCATATCCCGCTGCAAATGCATGACATGTATCTATACAAAATCCTATATGCTTTTTAACATTTTCATCTAATTTATTATATATATGTCCAATTTCTTCTATTTCATAACCTATCTCTGTTCCTTGATGTGCACTATTCTCAAGTAATAACTTATTTGGGTATTTAATATCACTTTTATTTATTATTTCTGTTATAGATTTACACATTTCCTCTATAGCTGTTTCTCTTGTTAATTTTAAAGATTTACCCATATGTATTACACATCCATAGCAACCTAAATTATTCCCTATCTTTAAATCATTACATACATTGTCTATTGCTAAATCCGTTCTTTTTGATAAATTAATTAAATAACTACAATGTATATATATTTTAAATTGTTTTTCTTTACTATATTTTGATACATCTTCACATATCTCCTTATTTAATTTACTTGTACATGATAACTTTGTTGGGGATTTAGTAAAAATCTGACATACTTTACCTCCATATTTTATTACTTCATCAATATTTTTCTTTAATGATGGGCTAATACTTGCATGATAGCCAAACATTTTTATAATTATATTTAAATATTTAAATATAATTTATATTTCAATTTTAACTTATTTTAATTTATTTTAATTTTTTTTATTTATTATACATACTCATTATTATATATACGATTACCATATATACTATTACTATATATACTACTATCATACATACTATTATTTTCAATATGATTCGTTAAATTATTATATATACTCTCATCAATTTGATGTTCTTCCATTTCAGATAAATTATTACAAACTATTTTAGATACATTTGTTATATTATATATATATCGTGTATTTGATAATGTAACTGATGTAAATGATAATGGATCTGGTGTTATTAATACAAATATATCTCCTTTTTTTGTACCATAAAAATATCCTTTTACATTTTTATATAAATCAATTATTATTGTATCATCTCTTTTATCATAACGATCTATTGATATATTTTCATATACTGTCCTATATTCATATATACGACTTGTAACCATTATATTTATTAAAATTATATAAATTTTAATAAATTTTCAATTTTAGATTTATTCTAACATACTAGAAATTAACATAAATGCTACAACTGCCATCATTGTTGTTTCTACATTTTGACCAGCACCTCCTTGCCAGATAAGAATTGCTAAAAATAAATATTTAGACCATTCATTTTCATCCATAAATTCTTTTACTTTTTGTGGGGGTTCTCCAAATCCACCCCATGCACCAACTGCTGTAGCAAGTGGTAACATTAACATATTTGGTAAATTTTCAAAATTTATTTGTGTTGACATTTTATATTATATACAAATATTAAAATTTTAATATTTGTATTAATTAATAATGATAGTATTTACTATTTTAATCATTTTAATTTATATGATTTTTAGATCTAAACCTAATAATTATGATATAACACTTCAAAAAGTAAAATCTACTGTTTCTAAAATAAAAAAACGATATTTAATTCATCGTTTTTATTTTACGAAACCATTATCCGTTAATTATATTACTCAACGTATCTCTAAACAATCATATGGCAATTTAAATTTATTTATATATTCTCTTAATAAACCATATAAATGTTATCTTAATACTAATAATAAAAATTTTGTTAATAAATCTATTAACGATATTAATAAATTATATTGCTCGAATAATATTAATTGTAATTATATTAAATTAATGAAAAAATTGTTTAAAAATGTTCAGAATAACCCTAATGGATCTGTTAATAATTATATTTTAATTGATTCTGATAATAATTTTAAATTAACTCATTCTTGGGTTGAAATGTTCACTTTACATGATCATGACTATATTATTGGTGCTACTTTTACTTAAATTATAACAATTATGTTAATAATTCTATATAATTGTTTTTCAAATCAAATAATATTTCATTACTTAAATTATATCCATTATTATTACCTATACTAATTAATTTATTAATAGTATGTTGTTTATTACTTTCATATAATTTAAATCTGGCTATTAATTTCATAAAATTCTTATTATTTTGTCTTATTTGTTTATTTGTTCTTTTAATTTTAAATTGTTCTATATTTTTAATATTAAATTTACTTTTAACTTGTTTTTTAATTATAATATCTAATTCATCTATATTATCATCATCTGAATTATCTGCTGAATTATTACAACTTATTGATATTATATTATTTGTATTAAACATCATTGTATTATCTGATGATATTGATGATTCTGTATCTGAATTATACATATCATTATTTGGTACTTCTCCTTTTATTCGTACATCCATCCAATATGAACTTTTTACTGATGATGTTAAACATGGCGTTCCTATATCATCAGTTCTACTTAATACTAATCCAAACTGCTTTTTATTTAATAAATTCAATTTTCTTAAATCAACTCCCTCATCACACCAATCTCTGAATTTATCATGTAATGTCTTTAACATAACTTTAGACCCTTTCTTTACCTCTAAACACTCTTGTGCAAAATCTTCTACTAAATTTGTTTCTCTCTTATATTTCATTTTCGCTTCATTTACTTTATCCGGAACCGCCCGTTTACCTGTCTTATAATACTTAATATATTTTGGATAATATTCCGTCAATAATATAAATGAAAATACATCAGACAATTCTTCTATTACCTTATTATTTTTTAATGTTGAATCTGCTAAAAACATTCTATTCTCATTAAATTTAGCAGATTTTCTTATTTTCTCATATTTCTCTGGTATATAAAACTTACTCTCAAAGGGAACCACAGATATTCTTCTCCATGTTCCTCCATCTGTACTTGTCATTCTTGGAATATCATTACATGCCAAAAATAATGCTGCATTTGGTTTAAATGTAATATTCTCTTTATGTAACGTCCTTGTTGATATACTTTCTCCTCCTGTTAATTGTTTAATATATCCACTATTTATTGAATCGGTTTTTGTATCATCTGGTTCTGAAAAAAATGCTACTCTCGCTCCTTTCAAACCAAATAATTCTGGATCCGGTTTCCCTGCTTCTACTCTTGATGATGTTAATGACTTTGCACTTAATGGTTTATAATAATTTCCAAATGCCTTTTCTATCATATTTTGTAAAATCGTTTTCCCATTTGCTCCTGTTCCTGTCCAAATTGTAAATATCTCATCTTCTCTATATCCATAATAACATGATGCTATATATGATAATATATATTCCCTTACTTCTTCATCACATAAAATCTTATTTAATACATCTTTACATTTTATATATATTTCATCAGTATCATTATAATATTTGAAATTTATCTTTGTTGATAATGATATCATATCATCTGGTATCCCATCTCTAAATTGCCCAACATCTAAATCATATACTCCATTCTTAAAACCTACTAATTGTGGTTTCATATTTAATTCATTCTCAAAATCCGAAATATTATCTATTCTCTCTTTGAAATATACAAAACAATGACTCGCCTCTTTAATAATTTTTGATTTATATGCCTCTGTTCTAACTTGCTTTTTTATCGTATTTAATATTTTTATCCTGGCTGTTATTTCTTCTAAACAATCTTCATTATTCTCTGTTGTCATACTTGCTTTTAATGTTGTAAATGCACTATATTTATCATTTAATTTCTTCTGCTGTTTCTCAAATAAATCATATACATATTGAGATAAATACATTCTAAAATAATTACCATTTGGCGTTATTGCCCATATATGATGTCTTTTATCAAATCTCATCCATTCACTCGTTGTTGTCGGATTAATACATACAAGTTCATCCCCTAACATCATATAACATACTCTTGCCATATCATAATCTGTACATCCTCCTCCTAAAAAACTATCTATTGCATCTTCAATATTTACTAATAATAATTTTTTATATCCCTCTAAATCATCTTCTTTCGCCCAATATCTTAAACTTCCTACATTATATCCATTTATATTACAATTAAAACTTCCCCATTTTTGTTTGCATGCACCTTCTGTATATTTATCCGATTTCCTACTAAATCCATCCCAAATTTTTAAATATTCTTCACTATGATTTATATTATATAAACATATCCCAACATATAACCAATCAAAATAATTATCTGCTCTTTTTACTGATAATAAATTAACTAATTTTTTAATATTATCTATTGTTAATATCGTTTCATTACATCTATCTTCTCCATAATCATCTTTCTTATTTACATCATATACTACCTTATTCTTTCTCCCACCCTTCGCATCATAATATTTCTTAATCTCATCTATACTTCCCGCATTATTTGTTAATGTATATGTTATCATTGAATACTTATCCCTTCTAATACTACATATATCCACTAACATTTCATCTGTATACTCACTTATATCTTCATCTTGTAATGTTAATAAGTTAATCTTACTTGTTAATTTATACGAATCTGTTGAATATTTTCCACTTCCATACATAAACCATCCATTTTGATATATAACACTCGCATCAAATACATCTTCTATACTATTTTCATGCTCTATATTCTTAAAAACATATTGTTCTACATTTTTTACTCCATCTCCTGTTAAAAATTTATCTCTTAAAATATGTTGTAACTCTGGCTCTGTTGATATTCCTGGAAATATTAAATGAAATCCATCTTTAATTATATTTGTATGATTATATTGACATTTATATGATTTTGTTCTCTCAAATACTAATACATACTTCTGATCATCTCTTACATTTAAGTACTTAAACAATAATTCAGTGTATGCTCTCACAAAATCTAATATTGTTAATCTATTATAATATTTCTTATTATCATCTTTTTTCTCATCTTCATCATTTATTTTAAAATCTATATCTATTAATATTGGTCCTACTGGTCTATGTCTCTCTATTAAATATAAACTATTTCCTTCTTTTAAAGCATTTATATAATATTCCATAAAATCATCTTGGATATCATCATGGATTACATATGACCCTCCTGGATGTAAACATGTATGTGTTGGACGAACCCCTTTATCCTTATCATCTTTTGTAATTCTATTTTCATTTAAAAATATATTTAATTTCTCAAATGCACTCTCTCTCAAATCATTTATATTTGAAAGAGAAACGGTTTTCATATTGTAATTATTATGTTTAATAATAAAATTATTTTCAATTTTATATCGATTTGAATTTATATTCTCTTCTTTTTTAATATTTACTTTTTTCATTAAAGTATATTCTTCTGTATTACTATCATTTTCTGATTCTGATGACGATTCTTCTATTCTACACGTACTGTTCAGTATTTTATTAAATGCTGTTCCCATAATATACTAATAGTAATTTTTTATAATATTTATTTTTTAAATATTTAACTATATTTACAATTTTATTAAAATAAATATATTCTTTTTTATATAAAATAATAGATATTATTATATATAAATGACTAAAATTGGTGTATTTATTCGTAAATGCGAATCTATCTTTACTAATGGTTGCTTTCAACAAGCTTATTTTACTCTTAAAGCATTAAAAAATGCAGGTTTTGAAACAGAATTTATTACCAGTGAAAACTATCCTGTATTTGAAATTATTAATTCTCCTGTTCGTGTAATTGATACAAATTCTGATATATCTGATCTCGATATTGCATTATTTACTAGTGCTGTTATTCGTGATGATAATTTCTTATTAAAATTAAAAAAAAATAATGTTAAAATTATTAATCAATTAGGCGGTAATCATTTCATTCTTATGCAAGAAGATATCATCTTTAATAAACATAATATTATTGATAATATATTTCTTAATTATGCTGATGAAATATGGTTATTACCCATGTATTCATTTGCTAAATCTTTTCTTGAAACTTTAACTAAAATACATATTACTGTCGTTCCTTATGTTTGGGATACTGATATTATTGATGAATATATGAAACAAACTAATCTTGATTTTAATTTTAAACCTATTAATAATTTAACTAATATTAACTGTTTAATTGCTGAACCTAATTTAAGTATTCATAAAAATTGTATGGTCCCTCTCACTATTTGTGAACATTTATTTATGAAAGCTCCAAATTCTATTAATAAAGTTTATACATTATGTAAACGTGATAATACTAATTTTAATCATTTTATACAAAAATTAACATTAAATGATAATAATAAAATAGAATTACATAGCCGTATGATATTACCTATTGTTTTAAATGAATTAAAAAAACAAAATAAAATGACAATTACTATATCACATCAAATATTAAATGATCTTAATTTTATTCATCTCGAATTACTTTATTTAGGTTATCCTCTTGTTCATAATTGCACTCCATTCAAAAATACTGGTTATTTCTATTCTGAACATGATATTAATGATGGTTATAATGCAATTTCTAATGCTATTTTACATCATAATGAAAATCTAACTCAATATAAAGAAAATGCTAAAAAATATATTTGGAAATATTCATCTTCTAACCCCGATAATTATAATATTTATAAACATATTGTTAATAACTATTTTATTTAATTTTATAATTAATTAAATAAAATAATTAAATTAAATTATTTTAAATGATATTAATAATTCATCTATTTCATTACTTATTCATAATACTATTTTTTTTTAATATTAAAAATATAATTGCAATTATTATCATTGGATGTACATTTTTTATTTTTAAAAATCCACCTTTTTGTGATTTACCACCTTTTGAAGCAAATAATTTATACATTATTACTAATACAACAATTAAAAAAACTATCAAAAATATTATACCACCTATTTTCATCATTTTCATTGATAATTTAGCTTGATTTTGCTCTTCTGTTATCCTGTTTGCTTCTCTTTCTGCTTCTGCTTCTGCTTTTGCTATCCGGTCTGCTTCTTGTTTTGCTTTCTTTCTTTCAGCTGCAATTTCAGCTTCTTGTTTTGCTTTAGCTTCTCGTTCCCTCCTAGCACGACTTGCTGCAATTGCTGCTGAAGCAATACTTGGACGTGGCAGTGGTGCAGGTGGTTTTGGTTTTGATACACCACCCATATCTTTTATTATTTCATTTATAACACCAGATGAAGTTTTATTAACTGCTTCACATTTCAATACTGCATCTGTTACTTGTTCCATTTTAATTAATTCTATTATTACACCTTTTTTTGCATTTACATCTTCCACTTCAATTGTTTGATTACTTTGTATTGATTGTGAACATTCTTGTACATTCATTTTTTTTGTATGTTTTTCAACAACATTTGTAACATAATTTTTAACATCTACATTCATTGAAGTATGTTGTTTTAATACTGAATTTACTTCACTACTTGGTTGAGATGGTGGAGGTACTGATCCAGATAATCCAGTTGCTGCCTTTACAGCTGCTGCTAATTGTGCTTGTTGTTGAGGAGTTGTATCTTTACTTATATCATTTAATAAAGACGCTGTCATTGTTGATGTTGATTTTTCTTTAACATTATTTTCACTTATAGAACCAAAATCAACTTGTACATATTGACTAAAATCTACACCTTTTAAACTAAACATACCGTCTGTATTAATTCTTTTTATTACTAAATTTTGATCCGCTCTAACTGCTTGGGTACTTGATTGTACATTACTTACAAAACTTGATTGAATATCTTTATTTAATGTTTTTTGTAACATTGATACAGATGATTCATTAGTAATTTCTGTTTCTTGTGTTGGCGGTATTGGTGCGGGTGGATCAGATTTTGAAAATAAATCACCAAAAAATCCCATTTTATATACTATATTATAACATTTAATAATTTTAATATTTATTAAATAAAATTATTAAATTAAATCATTTTAAATTGTAATGGCGTTTCATCTGCTTCATTACTTGTTCCTAATATTATTTCAGTTCTATTATTACAATACATTCTATTATTATTATAATGAACTATTGATAAATATTCTTCTTCATATTCACTATTCTTTAAATATACTATATCTTTTTCAAAAAATATTGATAATCCTTCTAATAATTTTCCATTAATACATATGTCATCTTCATCTAATACTATTACGCCATCTGTTATTCTAAATCTTGTTGCATTATTTATATCTGATACTAATACTAATGTATATTCACAATCACCACCACAACTCATACTTTTTGATAAATAATATTTCTTCCCATTTATTTCTGTTTGAAATTTACTTTGTTGTGAAAAAGATTCTTTTCGTTGTCTCTTTTTTAATATTAAAAATATAATTGCAATTATTATTATTGGTTGTATATTATTCATTCCAAAAAATCCACCTTTTTGTAATCGTAATCTACGACCTCCACTTTTTGCACCACCTCCTGAAGGCATCATTTTATATGCTATTATTCCTATAATTGATAAACATACTATACCACCTACGATTGGAGCAATCATCATTGCCATACCACCAAATTTAAACCCACCACCAATTCCCTTCATTATTTCTGCTGATCCTGTTGTAGCTTCTGTAGTTGATGATAAATCAGTTTTTTTTGTTGTTTTATCTACCTCTTTTACTACAGTTCCCATATCTGTTATCATTTCATTTATAATTGCAGCAGAAGTTTTATGAACTGCTTCACATTTCAATATTGCATCAGTTACTTGCTCCATTTTAATTAAATCTATTGTTACATCACCGTCTGCCTCTAAATCTTCTACTTCTATTGATTGATCACCTTTTATTGATTGCGAACATTTTTGTACATTCATCTTTTTTGTATGCTTTTCAACAACATTTGCAACATAATTTTTAACACTTACATTCATTTCAGTATGTTTATTTAATATTGAATTAGTTTCACTACTTGCTGCAGGTGGAGGATCTATTCCTCCTGGTAATCCAGATGCTGCTTCTACTGCTGCAGCAAGTTTATCTTGTTGTTCTGTTGTTGTATCTTTACTTATATCATTTAATAACGTTGTAAGCATTTTTGTTGTTGATTTATCTTTAACATCATTTACATTTATAGATTCAAAATTAACTTGTGTATATTGACTAAAATCTATTTTACTTAATCTAAATGCACCTGATGTCTTAATTTTTTTTAATGCTAATCTTTGAGTATTATCAACTGATTGTGAATTGGCTTGTACATTACTCATAAAACTTTTTTGAATATCTTTATTTAATGATTGTTGTAATGTTGATACGGATGTTTTACTTGTTATATTAGTTTCAGATTTAGCAATTGCTTTAGGTGGCTCTGTTTTTGAAAATAAATCACCAAAAAAACCCATTTTATATATTATAATATAACATTTAAAATTATTTAATTTTATTATTAAATAATTTTATTTTTATTATTTATCTTAAAACAAAACTACTCTCTTTAAATTTTTCGTTATTTAATTTCATTCCATTATCATTTGTTTGATAATTTAATGCAACTATCTGACATCCAGCATCCCAAAATTTTTGTGGATCAAAATTATATGATAAATGTCCCATTAAATTCCCTGCTGGATATACTCTTGTTATTCCCGTTTCATTAAAATGTTTCATTTCTTTTGTTACTGCATCTCCTGATGATTTATTACTCATTTTATCATCTCCCCATGTATTATTTATTATGTCCTTTAAATCTCCTGTTGCACCACCTCCACTTAATATTACAACTTTTCCTATTAATTCTTTCATTTGATAATCTCCAATTGATTTAGAAGGATCTTTTGCTAATATTTTATCTCCAAAAATGTCTTTTAAATATTGCGCCATTTTATTATTTGTAATATCTAATTTATGTGTATTTAATTCTAATGTTAAAAATAATGGATCATCTGTCTTCATAAACGCATATTTATTTATTTCATTACATGCATCTATAAACTTTAATTTCGTAGTTGTGTATATATCATCATTTACTGTATCTCTCTCTACTCCATGTGCTATAATCGGCTCATTTGTACCTCTTTCTGAAAATACATCTAATTCAATTACTCTTGCTCCTAATAATACAGCTCTTTTTAATGATTTATAACTAGCTATTGATCCATTTTGATCACATGGTATGTATGTATTATGACTTGATGCTATATAAAACTCTTTTAATGTTCTCTCTAATATTTCACTATTTTGCATTGTTAATGGTTTTTGATAAATTTCCCATATCATCTTATTTTGACTATTTAAACATCCTTCCGCTTTATTTTCTACCCCTTTATCTGTATAAAAATAATATATTTCTCTTAAAAAATAAAATGCTATAATTGCTATAATTATTATCCATATTTTAGATGGATTACGTACATCAAGTCCAAATGTTTCTGCTATATAATCTAATATTTTTATTACTATATTCATTTTATATATAATATTAGATTATATTTTTAATTTATTAATTTATTATTAATTTATTACATCAACATTACTATTGCAATAATTAAAATAATTAATATTAATAATATTGCACCATACAGTTTCATTTGTGATTTTTTCTTATTTAAATTTCTTAAATTTTTTTCCGCTATTCTTTTCTTCTCTTCTGCTATTTTAGCTCCTTTTAATGCCTTTGCAGCTACCTTTTCTTTTGCTTTTATCTCTTCTTCAGATCCAGCTAAACGAGATGCATCTTCTGCAGCTTTCTTTGCTGCCGCTGCTGCTTCGCGTGCTGCTTGTGCATCTGCTTCTTGTTGTCTTAATTGTGCTAAAGCTTCTTCTCGTGCTTTTTTCTCCGCTGCTACTTTTTTTCGTTCTGCTTCTACTGCTGCTGCAATAGCATCATCTCGTGCTTTTTTCTCTGCTGCTAATTTATCTCGTCTTCTTTTTTCGGCTTCTAACCGTTCCCTTTCTGCTTTTGCTTTTGCCTCTGCTCTTTTTGCTTTTTGTAATTTTTCTTCTTCTAATTTTTTCTTTAATTTAGCAGCTTTTTGTTCTGCAGTTTCTACATTCCCACATGACATTGCCAAATCAATATCTTCAATTGAAATACCTTTTGCATTAATATCTGTTAATTGTACATTTTGTTTACATATCGTATACTTACACGTATGTGTCATTGCTTCATTCTTATATGCTTTAAGATTTTTATGTTCATTACAATATATATCTGCACATTGTACTTCTCCTTCTGATTTATTTCCTAACACACATGAACAAAAATGTCCATATCCTGGATTCCATTTAGGTTTAGGTTTACCTGGAACAGATAAATTTGGTACAGGTGCTAATCTAGGTTCTCCTTTTCTTAAAACACTTGGTATATCACCACCTGGACCTGGGTTTACCCATGCTGCATTCCAACAATAAGTTTTTGCAAAACTATCACATTTCTTATTTTGATTATTTTGTTTTGATGGATGATATCCTGGAGCATACTTTGCACAATCATCCGCAGTAATTGTAACTGGAACAGGTTTATAATATCCTTTTTCTAATAATTGTTCTGGTGTTAATTTTTTACTTTTTATTTTCCTTGATTTACCATATGGTAATAAAATTTCAACTGTTGCTGTTGAACTACCACCCATTCCTTTACAACATGCTTGCTTTATCAAATAATTATCAAGTATTGTAGGATCTGCTTTATATTCTTTACTTCCTCTACTTGTTTCTGTTGCAATTGGTACTTTTAAATGTTTAAATATTGCACCTGACATATTTATATATTATATAATAATATAATAATATTTTCATTATTATATTATTTTATTTATGATTATTTTATTTATAAAAATTTATAAATAAATTTTTTATTTATGAACATTTTGTAAATAATTTATAGAATATAAATGACCACATCATATTCCATCCACCTAATACTATATCTGCTCCTGGTAAAAATGCTGTCATTATACCTATTATTGGATTAATTTCTGATAATATAGGTAAAATCCAATATCCAAATATATACAATACTACTGTATCAGTTAATAATTCTCCAAAACCTTTTTTATGTTTATCACATATTGATTCATTTCTCCAATACATTATTCCTAATAATAATAATGCAACACTTGCATATTGTATTATATTACTAAATCCTGCTAATTGTGGATTTTTTTGAGTTATTAAATATGCTTGTTTTCCAATTCCAGGTAATGTCGCAACGATAATATTTAATAAATGTGTAGATACCATTGTTTTATAATTATTACAAATATTTTTAATTCGTTCTAATTAATTATTTAATTTTATATTATATCTTAATAATGCATAATAATACAATTGATTTAAATTACGAAATAGAATCACTATTAAATAAATTAATTCTTATTTTAACTGAAAATCATGGTGAAATGTCATATAAAAATTTATTAAAATCAATATATAATAAATATCCTAACACTAAATTATATAATATTTTACATCGTATAATTAATTACAAATCTAAAAAATTACTTCATTTTTTAAAACAATACCCTCACCTTTTTCAAATATATGGCGGAAATCATCGTGCTAAATTTGTTAAATATTTGTTATATGATATATATGAAGATGAACAACATAGTGAAGATGAACTTATTGAAGATACTAATATAACATTTGAACAAGCATTACCATATATTCAAATACTCTTTCATAATAATAATTTAAATAATTCTTAATTATATTATTATATAATATGTCTACATCAAACGAATCATCTATAACCTTCAATAATGATGATAATGAAGAAATTTTAAATTTACTTAAAGATCGTCTTAAACTAGGTCATGAACGTTATGGTCATGGTGTACGAGTTAATGATGATACAACTCAATGGGGTACACAATCAAATGATTGGGAACTTATGGCTATTGAAGAAGTTCTTGACGGTTTAATCTATAGTGCTGCTGCTATTATTCGTCTTCGACGTATTAAAAATATAAATAATACGGATATTAGTAATTCTGATATTAATAATTCTGATATTAATAATTTTGATATTAATAATACTGATATTAATAATACTGATATTAGTAATACTAATATTAGTAATAAACGTATTAAAATAAATAATATTCCTAATGATACTTATATTAGTAATAAACGTATTAATAAAATAAATAATAATACTTCTTTTCCATTTTATATGTAATTATGATAAATATATATAATTATTCCTTAAATCATACTTAATATCACTTATCCTTAACTCATTTTTATACTCTTTTAATAATTCTCCAACTGTTACACCTATTTTATCTTTATATATATTATATCTCTTTAATGGCGATCCTTGCCTTGGCTCTTTTCCAGTTAAATTAATCACATTATCATTTTCTAATTCAATTTTTTTTGTTTTAATTTGTTTTTTATTATTTAATATTCCTACAAAATTTTTAATATACTTTTCTTTTGTATTCTCATCTATTGTTATATTGAATTTTTCCTCTATATCATTACATAAACTCGTTATTATTTTTAATTTGTCTTGTTTATATATATTATTTAATATCCCTTTTATATCTTTAGAAATTTGATTTAATTCTAATTCTGTCATTTTAATTCATTTTAATTTATAAATAATTTAAATGAATTTCAATTTTATTTTTTTCTTTATATTGATTTTTTAAAATTCTTTTAATAAACATTTATTATATAGTGGAACATATGTATAAAATGTAAAAAAAATTTTATATATCTTATTTCCTGTATGTAAACTTATCTTAAAATTTTCTATTTCACGTGCTGGTAATTCTATTTCTGTTTTTAATAATCCACTATCACTATCTCCAAATAAATTTGGTAAATTTTTATTTCTTTCTAATGTTGTACATGTTACATTTATTTTAAATCCCATACTATTAAAATACTTATTTATATATTTGATTTGATCTATTGTTATTTTTAATAATGCTATATCTCCATATATTTTTATTATTCCCATTTTAAATACCACACTTAAAAAATTAAATATATCATTTAATGAACCAAATGTATTAAAATTAAAACAAATCGTATTTGGATCTTGTGGTAATTTATCATATAATTTATCTATAAATTCTTCTACATTAACACTCATTCATTCTAATTATTATTTATATTATTTTTATTGAAATAATATCTGTTTAAATGGCTCTAATACTCTATAAATTTTATCTAATGTTACAACCGATATATTACAATTTTTTATTAAGTCTTCTTGTGTTATATATCCATTTAATTGATCTATACTTTTATATACAAAATATATTACTCCTGCTGCTACTGATGATGGAGTATTTGTACCCGTTAAATTTAACTTCTCTGCTCTCTTTATTACTTTCCGTATTTTCCTTTCCATTTTCTCATTTATATTTAAAATACTACAATATCTTGGTAAAAAATTTAATGGTGTACTCGTCTTTACTATAATTTGTAAATCTCTATTATGCATTATCTTATATAACATCGCTACTCCATTTGTTATATCCTTTTTATCTATTTCTGATATTGCTGATAATTCTTTTACTGATCTATCACAATCATTCATTTTACATGCTAAGTATATACATGAACATACTATACTCTCATGATTAATTCCTCTTGTTATTATCTTATCATTAAATTCATCTTTACATAATATCTTCTTATAATAATTCATCGCATCATCTTCTACTACCTTTAAAAAATTCCCTTTATTACATATATCTTTGATTTTTTTACATACTTTATACATACTTCTCTCTTCATTTGGCATTGATAAATATACATTATTTATTAATTTTATACCATTATATCCTGTAGTAAACTTATTAATTGTAGTCCCTAATGATGATTTCACCATAAATGGATTAGATATTGATCCACATCTTGTTAAATCTACTCCCCTTGAATCATTTGATCCATAATTTCTCTCATCTTGTGTCGCATCTATTCCATATAAAATATGCTCTCCACATCCCGTACATATATGTATATTATTCTCTATTATTATTAATGAATTTACACATTTTGAACATTCTATTTTATGTTTATTGTGATCTTTATTTTCCGTTATATTGAATTTATTTAATATATTATTTATATTTATATTCTTATTATTATTCTCTTTTATATTCTCTTCTATATTATTTTTACTATATGTAAATTCATTTAATTCCTTTTGAATATTTAACATATTCATATTCTATTATAGTTTTTTTATTAATAATTTAAACTTACTCTTTTTATTATTTATATTATTTCAATTTTATATTTATTTAAAGATTTATTAATTATAAATAGTATTATTAAAATAAGATGGTTACTAGCAAAAAAGATTTACTTATGAACTCTTTATCATTATATTTTAAAAATAATGATAATATACTAAAATTTATTGAAATTATTACACAAAAATCTTCTATTTCATTACGCATTATTGATTGGTTCGTTACTAATTATGCTAAAAAAAATAATACCACATTTGATATTAATAATCTCCCTTTTATTGTATTCTTAAATTATAAAGATCAATTAAAAGCATATTCTAAAAAATTATTTGATCCTTTCCAGCGCCGAGAACGTATTGATTTCATTTATAATAATAATAATGAAATCATTGAAACTACAATTGGTCAATTAAATTTTTTTAAATGGTGTTTTGAAAATAATATCATTGAATATGTTGAAAATAATATCTCTCTTATTGAAAAAGATATGAATACCTCTATTCATAAAACTAAACGTAGTAAAACTAAAAAAATCTTAAATACTGATGATAATATTGTTACTACTACTACTCGTAAAAAACGCCAAACATTATCTGTTTCTGCTACTCGTACTTTCACCAAAAGTAATGTAAAAATTACTATTAGATTTGATTAATTATAATTGTTCCTACATAATGGACAACTTTTATTATCACTCCTCTTTTTAAACCACTTATCTATACACTTCTTATGAAATACATGGCCACATTTTAATTCTCTTTTATATTCATTTACTTTATAATTATCTAAACATATAACACATTTCTCTTCATCTTTTATTAATCTATCATCTTTTTTTATTAAACGATATTTAGGTAAAATTGTCTCTGGTGTAATATTATTATCTAATTCATATGTAATACATAATAATTCATGATTATTATCATTAGTATATTCAAATATTGTTGAATTTGTTATTAATTTTGTAATTGTTGAACATATCATATCATATAATTCATCACCTATCATATCATTATTTATTTATAATATATATAAATATTTATATATATTTTCGCACTAATTTAAATAAATATATCATTCTATTTATTACCTTTTCCCATTTATTATATATAAATTATTACTTAAACATTTGTTTTTTTATAAATATAAAACCATGAAAACTCCATCTAAACCTGATAACTGGAAACTTGATGAATGGGACGATGTATGGGATAAAATAGAATCTTTAAAACGCAAAAAATCTGCTCATTGGAATGCATATCGTATTTGTAATAAATGGGATAAAGTAATTAATTTACCTGTTGTTTTATTAAGTAGTATTTTAAGCACTGGTGCTATTTCTCAAACTGTCGCATCTGAACAAAGTGCCGTTATTGGATACTGTATTAGTGCTGCAAGTCTTATTGTAACTGGTTTAACTACATTTAGCAAATATATGAACTATGGTGAATTAAAAGAAGCTCATCGTCAAGTCTCTCTTAATTATTACCGTCTATATACTGATTTAAGTACTAAAGTTGAACGTCGTAAAAATAATCCCGAAACTGATGACGATGAATCTAAAACTATCGTTTATAGTTATGAACAATTTTTAACTGACTATTATACTAAATTAACAAGTATTCGTGAAAATGCTCCTATTTTACCTAATGTTGTATTCAAACAGTTCTTAAAAGAAAAACAAGGTGCTTTAGGTAATCAACTATCCAAAATTGTTATTGATAAATTTAAAAAACATGAAAATTCTATTAAATCTGCAGAAAAACTCGTTCAACAACAATTTGTAGAACATTTAGATATCTTTGATGATTTACAAAATATTCTTACTGATAAAGAATCAAAACAAAATTCAAATGATAATAATGAACAGTCTGAAAACACTAATCAAGATGAATATACAGATACTGCTACTAATATATAATAATCGACATAAAATATATTATTTTTAAGATAATTTATTTTATTTTATTTTATTTTATTTTATTTTATTTTATTTTATTTTATTTTATTTTATTTTTACTCGTCGTCGGAATCACTCGCTTCAATATTTGAATTCGCATCATCATCAATCTCTTCTTCATCCGAATCTACCTCAATATTACACTTTTTTGTCGTTGTTGTAATATCTGACATTATCATCAATTGCTTCACTTTCCATCCATGTCCAAAATTCGCAGATACATTATTCCCACCCGCAAACCATAATCCAGTTGATTGAATCAGACATTTAACTTTAGTCCCTCCTGTAAGTAACTTGATTGGATCATATAGAATTTGTCCGGAATTGTCACGCTCATCATCATTAATAAGTAACTTATTACCTTCCTTATCAAACATATCAAACTTAAACTTACCATCCCACATTGCAAGTTTCGCCTTAAATGTCGGCGGATATTTTCCATCTGGCTTATCTGTCTCCTTATCCATTGAATGTCTAATCTGCCTCTTAAAATTGGGATCAAGTCCATCTAATCCTCCTTTGATCTTCTTCTTCCCAAACCAATCTTGTACATATTCTGGTTTAATTGCATCATTAAAAATCTTCTCATCAAATTCCATTATTTTATCATACATCATCTTGGTTCTCGGATTCTCATCCATATTTCCAAATGATAACGTAATATCATATTTTGTAATATCTCCATTGTTATTCGGCCAACCTTTTACTTGCCAGGGTAAATACATAGTTGGTGTTGATAGTTCAAACGGTTTCTTCTCATTATTGTATGTAATATAAACTTGTTTAGATGAATTACTTGTATTTTTCGCTTCATTATAACTAAATGCATGTGGTTGATAATTCTTAATTTTCGTCATTTTAACTATGTATATTTAAAATATAGTATTTACTCTTTATATACGTTTTTCTTCTTTTCACTTTATAAACTCCAATTTTATATATCTATTAAATAAAAATATTTCAATTTTATATTATTTTTATTATATAAAAAACTAATTATTTCTTTAAAAAAATAATTTTCTAAAATTGAAATAAATTTAAGTATAAGATTATAATATTGTATATATATATTATTATGGTTGAAATCAATAATAATTATTGCTTAGCATTTCGTAACGCTATAACTCAAAATCAACAGTGTAATAAATTACCCATTGAAAATAGTCAATTTTGCTGTAGACATAATAAATCTCATATTTTAGCTGATCCTAATAAACTTGTCTTTTCTATTAATGATACTAATCAATATAAAATTATAACTATTTCTAATTTTAATTTAATTAAATTATATCAAGTAACCAAAGATGAATTAAAATATAATTGTGATTTACTAAATATTAATAACATTGGTACTAAAAAAACTTTATTTAATAATATTTTTAATCATTTTAGTTCATTAAAAAAACAACAATTTTCTATTTCTCAAAAAAAATATAATATTAATAATTGTATTAATAAAGTAGATCCTATTACACAAGAACCTTTCTCTCCTAATGATGATATCTTCTTTTTAAAAGATAAAAAATCTGATTTATATTATGGCTTTCTATATGAATCTATTTATAATATTATTACATTAGGTGATAAATGTAATCCTTATAATAGAGAAAAATTTAACGATGATACTATTAATACTGTAACGTGTATTTATAAAAATACATCTGATAATTATACTATTGATTTAAATACATTATCTCCTTTACAAAAAGTTCATCATATCTTCTATTTTGCAGATTATAATGCTGGTTATTATACTAATTATAAATGGTTTACCGATTTATCTCGTAGTCAATATATTAATTTATATTTTGAAATGATGGATCTTTGGAATTTTAGAATGCAATGGTCTAAATCTTTACAAAATGATATTTGTAATAAACCTATCTTTCAAATTAATAATCTTAATAAATTATCACTTAATAAAATAAAATTATTATTAATTAAAACAATTTGTGATTTGTGCTTTTCATCTAAAAATAAAGATTACGGTATTTTAGGTGTAACTTTATTCTTAACTGCTTTGACAATGGTCTCTTTTGATGCTGCATCTGGATTACCTATGCTTATTCAAGAAAGTTCTCTTGTTCCACAATTAACAATTTAATTTTATTTTTAATTTTATTTTTAATATAAATATATATATATAATATTATATATATTTAACATGATTACTGATATTTCATCAATTAACGAATTTAATGATATTATAAATAAAAATCAATCTGAAAAATTATTAATTGATTTTTATGCATCATGGTGTGAACCATGTAAAAAATTATCTACTATTTTATCAGAATGTAGTGATAAATATACTAATTTTACTTATATTTCAGTCGATACTGGTGAATTTGAAGAACTCGCTGATGAATTTGATATATTAAAATTACCTACTGTTATTATTTATTATAAAAATAATAAATATACTATTAATGGTTTTAAACCTAATAATATTATTGAACTTTTAGATACATATAATTAATAAAATTGAATTAAAAATTGAATATTCTTTTTACTTATATAAATAATTAATTATTTATTTTTATAAGTAACCTTGATAAATTATGCAAGATATTGAAGATCTTGATCCTGATTCCCTTCCATTATGTGAATTATTTATTAAATCTATTGTAAAATCTGAATTTACTAATTTATCTGAATTTAATAATATTTATACACATTTTTTAAAAACTTTCAAAATAACACCTCCTTCTCGTCGTTATATGCTTTATATTTATAATTATCTTTTTAAAAAAAATGTTATTCGCCGTAATCTTAACTTTGAAAATATTTGCATTACTAAACATGTTAGATCATGGTCTGGCGTTTTAGTTATTACTGTCGTATTAAAACCTGATGAATTTAGTTGTAGTTATAATTGCCACTATTGTCCTAATGAAACTATTGAAAATGGTGCTACATGTAATATGCCTCGTTCATACTTATCTACCGAAGATGCTGTTAAACGTGGTATTAATAACGATTTTGATTCTGCTGGTCAACTTTGGGAACGTGTTAATGCTTTGAAAAAAAATGGTCATAATATTGATAAACTTGAAATTATTGTTTTAGGTGGTACTTTTAATACATATAACCGTAAATATACTCAAGAATTTTGTAGAGACTTATACTTTGCTGCTAACACTTATTATGAAATAGACCAACGAAATCGTACACGTAATTCTATTACTGAAGAACAACTTACTAATCAATATGCTCGTCTTAAAATTATTGGATTGAGTTTAGAAACTCGTCCTGAATTTGCTAAAAATAAACATGAACTTATCCGTATGCGTCATTTAGGTTGTACTCGTATACAAATTGGTGTTCAACATACTGATAATGATGTTCTTGAATATGTTAATCGTGGTCATACTGTTCAAGATTCTATTGATGCTATTAAAATGATGAAACAATTCGGTTTTAAAGTTGATCTTCATATTATGCCTGATTTACCCGGTACTACTATTGAAAAAGATCGTTCTATGATTACTAAAATTATTATGACTTCAGACTTTCAACCTGATTATCTTAAAATTTATCCTTGTCTTGATGTTAAATATACTGAAATTCGTAAATGGAAACAAAATGGAAAATGGAAACCTTATGCTGAAACAAATGATGGTAAAGACTTAATTGAACTTATTATTTATGCTAAACAATATATGCCTACTTGGACACGAATTAATCGTATTCAACGAGATTTCCCTAATGAAAAAGAAAATTATCCCGGATTTATATCTGATAATATTAAATCTAATCTTCGTCAACAAGTTCTTGATACTATGAAAAAACGTGGTCTTAAATGCAGATGTATCCGTTGTAGAGAAATTAAAAATAGACCTTTTAATAAAAATGATATTAAAATTGTTATTAAATCATACAAAGCATCTGATGGTATTGAGTATTTTATTAGTTGTGATACTCTTGATAATGAATATTTATATGGATTTTGTAGACTTCGTATTAATAATTCTTCTTTTCGTCATCCAATGTTAAATAATAAACCTTATGCTTTTATTAGAGAACTCCACGTTTATGGTAAAGTTACTCCTGTTAACAAATCTGGTAAAAATGTTACTCAACATAAAGGAATCGGTAAAAAACTTATTCAAACTGCTGAAAAAATTGCAAAATCTAATAATATTGATAATATTGCAATTATTAGTGGTATTGGTGTTCGTCAATACTATAAAAATCTTGGTTATACTTTACATAATACATATATGGTTAAATCTTTTTCACATAATAAATATAAAAATATTTGTTTTTATACAGATATTTTTACAATATCATTTATGTATTTGATTTTTCTTATATTTATTTTATTATTTTAATTATTATAATTATTATATAAAATTTTATTATTATACAAAATTTTATATATTATTTTGCTAATGTTATTAATTTTTTAAAATCCGCACTACTTATACAACCAGCATTAGGCATACATAAATTACCACCCACTGTAACATCACCTATAGTACCCATATTACCTCTCATTTCTGTATCTCCTCTTATATAATTTTTATTATCTGCATGGTAATTAAAATGTGTCCTCCATTTTCCAGGATTATGTACGGACGTCCCACCAGTTACATTTAAAACATTCCCATTTAATGCTTCAAAACTACCATAATGACGTATATTACCTCGTAATTCTGTATCTCCTCTTATATAATTGTTACCATCTGTATGCCAATTAAAATGTGTCCTCCAATTATGAGGATTATGTTTACTTTTACCACCAGTTACATTTAAACCACCTTGAATACTTACTGTTTTTTTATCCATTACCAATGGATTAAATCCACCAAATGGATGTACCTTTTTCGATTTATCACACGTTTTTTGATTATTTGGACATATTTTTGGAGCACTTTCATTAGATGCCCACATTCCATATGTCATAACAGGCGTATTTGCATCATATCTAACATCTTGTGTTATTGCACTATTCATTTGATTTGCTTGAGCATCATAATCATTCCGATTTGCCCATACTAATCTATTCTTTAAACTTAATTGCCCTGTTGCTATTGTTGGTGTATTAGCATCTTTTGCTCCAATTCCAGTAGGTCTTGAATTTGATCCAATTGTACTACTACATAATGGCAATCCTTTATCATTCTTATCTAATGTACAATTTCGTCGTGTATTTAATCCTTTCCCTGTTCGTTTACATCTTGCACTCCCTTTTTTATCATGTTTCATACCTGGAGGACATGCACCCCATGGATTAACTGGTCCTTCTGGACCTTGTGGACCTTGTGACCCTGTCGGGCCTGCTGGACCTGCTGGACCTTGTGGCCCATATTCATCATGGCCATGTATAAAATTATTTATTATTACCACAATAAATCCAATTATTATTACTATTATATTTCTATTATATTTCTATTATATTTCTCTTTGAGAACATTTTATATTATATAATAATATAAAATTTTAAATTATAATAAAATTTTATATATATATTTATTTAACATTAAAACGGCAAATTATTTTGTTTTCTCTTGGTCTCACCTTTATCATTTATAATAAATGATTGCGAATTACCAAGATTAGCACCAATCCTAACATCATAATCATGTATTCTTATTGGTGTATTCTTATAAGCCCCATTTTTACTACCACCAACTACTCTTCTTGAAATTTCTAAAGAGGGTCCACCATTTCCTCCATAATCATAACCATATATTGCATGTGTTCTTTTAAATGGTGTCTTATTACCACTTGCACTATTTATAGAATCAAAAAATAATTCTTTAGTTAAATAAGCTCTATTAGTATTAATTTCGTTAGCATTAACACGATTCTTTGAAAATACATCTTGTGCACTTACTGATCCTTTTGCGGTAATATGTCCTTTAGTTACAATATTGCCATTGGAAGTTAATCCAGCGATAGTTACATTACCTGTAGTTATATTTTTTGCGTTAACAGTTCCATTAACAGTTACATCTTTAGCATTAATACGATAACTAGAATTTACAGTACCTGTATTAACATAAGAAGATTGCACAGTATTACTTTGAATACCACTACTTTTATTACAACCTTCTGGGTGCTAATTTGTGACCATCCAATGGATATCCAATCCATTTCAAACGATAACTTCGCATTTCATTTTTAATTACTTTTGGAAATGGTACTACTATCACATCTTGTTGTTTATTATCTAATCCCATACTTTTAGTAGCATTTCCACCAACTCCTACATTAGAAAGAAATATTTCCCATCCTTTAAATAATAATAATTTATCCCAGCTCTTATTTACCCATTCAGCTGCAAAAGGTGAACTATAATTTTGAGCTGGAAATAAATTAACTTGACCTCCGTTGGTATCAAGTAAAGGAATTGTACTTCCACCACCATCAATAACATAACCACCAATATTGTTTTTAGGTTTCATTTTTTGTATATCAGTTGCAGTAATATTCATACCTTTAACCATTACTTTACCAACTTCTATATTTTGAGCACTTACATCCTTCCTGACTTTTAATCGATTTATTTCAGCCATCTGTTCTACCGCTAAATTTTTAAACCATACTGCTTTGTCTGTTACCTTAATCTGTTTTGCTAATTTACTTAAGTTTTTAAAATATATAGCATTATTTACATCTACCTGTCCAAGTAAAGTTTTTAATTTAGCAAATTCAGCAGGTGTTAAAGATAAACCTTTTGGTCCTACTGGTCCGGCTGGTCCTCTATCTCCTTTACATATATTTTGTGAACTTTTAATTTCATTTCCACTAATTTTACCATCTTTATCACTATCTATTCCAAATGATAATTTTACTCCACCATATTTACAAACAGCTGGATCACTTGCTAATGGACTTGATGAAACTAATCCATAATGTCCTTGTGGTCCTTGTGGTCCTTGTGGTCCTTGTGGTCCTGCTGGTCCTATTGGTCCTACTGGTCCTCCACTTGGACCTTGATCTCCTTTTGGTCCCATTGGTCCAATATCTCCTCGTAGTCCTTGTGGTCCTTGAATTCCTTTATTTCCACGTGGACCGATAGATCCTTGTGGTCCTGCTACTCCTGCTTGTCCTGCAGCTCCTGCTACTCCTATTAATCCTGTTGGTCCTTCTGGTCCGGCTGGTCCTTCTGGTCCTGTTGGTCCTGCTGGTCCATATTTTTTATGCTTATGTATAAAATTATTTATTATTATAGCAACAAATCCAATTATTATTACTATTATATTTCTCGTTGATAACATTTTATATTATATAATAAGATAAAATTTTAAATATTTAGTAACATCTTGGCGCACCCGGATTCCCATGAAGAGCACATGTTTTTCCTCCTGAATCTTTACATGCAGAACCATCACCATAAGGTTTCATATTTTGTGGACAGTATACACATCGTTTGCCCATACCTTTTTTAATCTCATATTTAGTTTTTTTATTATTTTCTGGGGTCCTCGCACACCAACTACCTATGCTTCCAGAACCCTGATTCGCATACTGTTGATTATTGTAACACAATCCCCCACTTATAAATTCTCCTTTCTTTACGGGATATGGAAATTCATAAGGACATTCTGAACTAGATCTTTTCAAAAAATTCGTTAACCGATTTATAGTTCCCTTTAAAACATACTGCTCATTATTTGCCTTCTTCAAGTTAATTTTACTATTGATTACTTTCTGCGTATTTTTACCTCTCCAATAATTATATTGAGTCTTCCAATGCTGCACCCGTCGTCCAGCCAACATATACTCATGTTGAGATTTTTTTAATCTATTCATCGCTTCCTTTTCAGCAGGCGTTACGACTCTTGCTGATATAGTAGATTTTGCTGATACACTGCTCGCAACCGCTTTTGGTTCACATTTACCAGGATCACCTACACGACCAATTCCAGGTATACCACATTTTTCAATTTGCATTGTTTCCCAACCTCCTCTATTTTCATTGTCAAATATTGCATTTCCACTACTATCTTGTAATCTATAACCTCTATGACTTCTAATAGTGATAGGATCACCATGTTTAACAATTTTTTTCACATCAGTTTGTGCTAAATTTTTTAAGTTTTTAAAATCAGCACGACTTATACAACCTTCACCAGGCATACATAACTTACCACCCACTGTAACATCACCTATAGTACCCATATTACCTCTCATTTCTGTATCTCCTCTTATATAATTTTTATTATCTGTATGCCAATTAAAATATGTCCTCCAATTATAAGGATTATGTTTACTTTTACCACCAGTTATATTTAAACCACCATTAACACTTACTGTTTTTTTATTCATTACCAATGGATTAAATCCACCATATGGATGTACCTTTTTCGATTTATCACACGTTTTTTGCTTATTTGGACATATTTTTGGAGCACTTTCATTAGGTGCCCACATTTCATATGTCATAACAGGCGTATTTGCATCATATCTAACATCTTGTGATATTGCCCAATTCATTTGATTTGCTTGAGCATCATAATCATTACGATTTGCCCATACTAATCTATTCTTTAAACTTAATTGCCCTGTTGCTATTGTTGGTGTATTAGCATCTCTTGCTCCAATTCCAGTAGGTCTTGAATTTGATCCAATTGTACCACTACATAATGGCAATCCTTTATCATTCTTATCTAATGTACAATTTCGTCGTGTATTTAATCCTTTTCCGGTTCGTCTACATATTGCACTTCCATTATTATCATGTTTCATACCTGGAGGACATGAACCAAATGGATGTGGGAGTCTCCCACTTGGACCTTGATCTCCTTTATCTCCTTTTAATCCTATATCTCCTTTATATCCTTTATCTCCTTTTAATCCTTGTGGACCAATATCTCCTTTTAATCCTTGTATACCTCTTAAACCTTGATCTCCTTTATCTCCTTTTAATCCTTTAGCTCCTTGCGGACCTTGTGGTCCATGTGGTCCGTGTTGTCCTTGTGGTCCCATAGGTCCAATATCGCCTAGTCGTCCTTGTATACCTTGTTCACCTTTTTCTCCACGTGGACCTACAGATCCTTGTGGTCCGGTTACTCCTATTTGTCCTGCTGATCCTGCTTGTCCTGTTGATCCTTTTGGTCCTTTTGGTCCGATGGGTCCTGTTTTACCTACTTTACCTTGTGGTCCATATTTGTTATGCTTATGTATAAAATTATTTATTATTATACCAACAATTCCTATTACGATTACTATTATATTATTCGTTGATAACATCTTCTATTTAATATTTATATTATTATATCATATAAAATTTTATTATAATTAATTTTTTATTGTTACTTATTTTATTATATTAAAATTGAAATTTTTATTTATCTATTTAAATTATTAAAACATACATTTTATAATATGGGCGTTCCTAAATTATTCGCATGGCTTACTAAAAAATATCCACAAATTATTTTTGATAAAAATTTAGATAATATTGATAACTTTTTCTTTGATTTTAATGGCCTTATCCACCCATGTGCTCATAATGTTATCACTAAATATGATAACTTAACTGATAAAAATCAATTAGAACGTATTATTATTAAAAATATTATTAATTATACTGATTCCATCATTAATAATTTAAATATCAAAAAATTAATCTATATTTCTATTGATGGCGTCGCTCCTCTTGCTAAAATGATTCAACAACGTAAACGCCGTTATAGCTCTATTATCTTTAAAAAAATGGAAAATGATATCCGCGATCAATATAATGAACCTATTATTAAATGGGATACTAATGCTATCAGTCCAGGCACTATATTTATGGATAATTTAACTACATCTCTCCAAAATCATTTCTCTAATAAAACTTATATTAATAACTCTGGTAATAAAATTAACGTTATACTATCATCCAGTTATGTCGTTGGTGAAGGTGAACATAAAATTATTAATTATATTAAACAAAACTCTAATAATTATGAATTAAACGTTATTATGGGTTTAGATGCTGACCTTATTATGCTATCCCTTTCTACTGGATTAAATAATATTTATCTTTATCGCGAAAATATTAATGTTCGTAGACCAGATCTTACTCAACCATTTATTTATTTATCTATTGATACTTTACGCAATAAATTTAAACTTGAATTAGAAAATCGAATGCATCATTTTAATATTAATAATGTCATTAATGACTTCATTGTTTTAACTATGCTTATCGGTAATGATTTCCTTCCACAAATACCTGGATTAAATGTTGATAATTTAGATTGTCTTCTTGATATTTATGCTAATCATATTAATTCAAATAAAAATCCTAAATATAAATACCTTTTAATCAACAATAAACTCAATTTTGAAGGGTTCTCTAAAATTTTGTTTAAACTATCTAAAATGGAAGATGACTTACTTAAAAAATATATTCCACGATATGATATTAAACTTCAATATACATCCGATAATCCTTGCAAAAATGATATTAAAAAAATGTACTATATTAAAAATAACGTATCTGATACAATATTCTTTTATAAACGATATTCAAAACAACGCTACTATAATCATTATTTAAATATTGATTATAATAAAAATAAATTAGAATATTTTAGAGATATAAATAATCTTTGTAAAAACTATTTCACTATGTTATTATGGAATATTGATTATTATTTTAATCATACTGAAAATTGGCAAATCGCATATAAATTTAATTATTCTCCATATATCTCTGATTTATCAAAATATTTACATAATAATCTTAATATTGTTAAATCTATTAAATTATATCCATGTAAACCCCTTGAACCATTATCACAACTTATGATTATTCTCCCTCCACAATCTTCTCATCTTTTACCTAATAAATATGCTAATTTAATGAATCAATCTAAATATCAAATAATGGATCAATTCCCTAAATCTATCATTCTTGATATGATGAATAAAACATGGTTACATGAATGTATACCATTATTACCTCCTTTAGATAATAAACTAATTGTAAAGAAAATTTATGATAATAAATTAACATCTCCTACTAATAAAACTGAAAATATTATAACTTTTTAATAAAACTCTCTATCACATCTTTAATATTATTATCAAATGAACAATTCCAATCTAATACTAATACTGGTATTTTCTTCTCATTTAATAACCAATCATCATGTTTAATATGTATATTCTCTAAATACTCAATTGGAATCCCACTTTCCTCTTGTCGATTTCTTTTATTTATTCTTTCTAAACATATATCCGGTTTGACTCTTAAATATATATATCCATCCGGTTTAACATCAAACGAATTTGATAACCAATTAAACCAATCTGTATATATTTCCCATTCCATTTTATTTATTTTACCTGTCTCATAACAATTTAATGCAAAACAATTTCTATCTGTATATATGGATCTTTCTATAAATTTATACTTTGTATCACATGGCTTAATTAAATCTTTAACTCTTGTCATAAATGCCATATTTTGAAATGTATATCCCCATCTTTGTTGATCATTATAAAAATTATTTAATAAATTAATATTTTGTTCATCTTTATAACTTTGCCATTTCTCTACAGGTTCATAATTCACTGTTGCATCCTTAAAATTTTTACTAATATAATTTACAAATGTTGTTTTGCCACTTCCAATATTTCCTTCAATTATTATTTTTTTAACCATTATTTTACCTAATCTAATATAAATAATATAAAATTATTTCAATTTTATAACTTATTTATTATATTCGAATACATCTGAATATAATAAATATTAACTATTTAAAATGATGTTTTAAGTATTTTTGTAAATTAAAATATGTATATCCTATCTGCTTATCTGTGACCCTTACTATTTGTACTTCTTTTCCATTCTTATTTATAATTTCTCTAGGTATTCCAGGATAATCACAAACATCTGATACTATCATTTCTTTAATTGTTTCATTATCTAATTTAGTAAATAATCCATGTAATTTTTTATTTGGCAATATAATTCTTTTATTATTTTTATCTCTTAAATCATTTTCTCGTATATATGTCGTTATTCTTTTTGTTACCTCCGTTCTCGCAATTAGAATTTTCTCATCGACATTTAAAAAATTAGCTAATTCTTTTGATATTGTACTTGGTTTATTAAAACCAGTTGGTTCTCTCTTTGGAGCATCTTTATCTTTTTTTTTCTTACTTGCTAATTTAATTTCCCTATTAAATGCTTTAACTTGTTTATTATATTCTTTTCTAATTGTTTTCACTGTTTTTATCATTTTTTTTATATCATCTTGTTGTGTGACTAATTTCTTTTCCATATTATTTATTATATCTACTATATCAACATCATCTTTTTTTAATTCCAATTTATCATCCTCTTTTAATTCTAATTTATTATCCTCTTTTAATTCTAATTTATCATCCTCTTTTAATTCTAACTTCTCTTCTTCATCTTCTTCATTTTCTTCTATTATAATATTATCATTATCTATAACTTCAACATTTATAACATTATCTTTAACCTTATTATTATTATATCTACCCATATATCGATTTTTTGGTCGTCGCATTTTTATACAATATATCTATTACTATTTATTTCTTTATATATTTTATTTTTATTTTTATTTTTATTTATGATGTATTTAAGGTCTCCATTATTTTTTTTATTTTATTTTTCATTGTGTTATCTCTATATTTACAATTACTTTTTAAAAATTGTTCTATAATATTAATATCATAATCTAATGCACCTTTTGTTACTTCATAATTATAATCAAATACCTTAAATAATTCTCGTACCTTTTCATAATTCTCTATATTCTCTAGTTTTATCGGATTCTTATCACTATTTATTACATTTTCTATATTCTTATGCTCTTTAATTAACTTATATGCTGTCATTGAACCAATTCCCTTTACACTGTCCATATAATCTGTTCCACATAAAATACATAAATCAATAAACTGATCATGTGTAAATTCTAATTCTTTTAATAAATCAGTTAATTTTATTTCTGTTATTTCATTTGTTCTAAATGTAAAATTTCTTAATACTACTCCACATCCATTTGGTAATGAATCACTATCATCTGTTAAACACGCATTTACTAAACCTTTTTTATATAAGTCTGCAATTAAAAAATCTCCTTCACAAGGACTATTATATATATCTATTCCTAACAAATACATTAATCTTTTAACATTATCTATATCTTCTATTTCTGGTTTAATTAATCTCTTTTGTAATTTCTTTATTTCATCATCTATTTCATTTGTCTCTGTACTATAATTTCTTTTATTCTCTAACTCATTTATTCTCTTCTCCATATTAAATAATATTTCTTTCCTTTTTATTAATGTTTCTTTCTTCTCTATTGGCGGCTTCCCATCAAATACATATATCGGTGTTACATTATTCTTCCATAAATATAATATTTGCTCAAAAAAATTCTTTACACAATTCCCATTATTATATAAAAATTTATATATATATAAATTCGCATCTATTGCTATTGTATATCCATTATATGATGTCCATTCCTTCTTTACTATACTATTTTTCGCATTTTTATTCAATAATTGCATTAAATTCTTAACACCCATTTTATTTAATTTATATTATATAATCTTTTTATTTCAATTTTAATATTATTAATTATTAATAATGATTATTATATATACAATAGATTCTGAAGATAAATCTTTATTAAAAAATTTTGCAAAAATTGTTAATTATATTATTCATCATCCTAATGGTTGGACTAAATATAATTATATCTTTACTGAATATGATAAATCACTTCATTCTGATATAGATGATTTATTATATATTAAATTAGTTAATAAAAATACAGCCGAAATTAATTGTAAAATGATTGGATTATCTTGTTATGATCCTAATATTAATACCATATTTATTAATCAATATAATTGGTTTTCAACATCGTCCATTTTCATAAAACATAATAATCATTTACCCTTTTATAAAATACAAAAATTATATCAAACTTATTTAATTAATCATGAAATTGGTCATGCACTCGGAAAATCTCACACTATGGATTGTGATAATAATATGGTATCTGTTATGACACAACAAACTATTTATGGTAATAATAATTGCAATAGTAATGTATATCCATAAAATAAAATATTTATTCTCAAATTATATTAATTTTCGTCACTTTTTATTCATTTTTATTATGTATTATATAATATGCATGTATCATTATATTTTCAATATAATAAAATTGCCTTACACTACACTGTATTTTCCTTTGTATATTACATATGTTCTCATTAATTTTATTTAAATATTTCTTATTTATACTTTTATTTATAAAATATCTAATTTTATTTATTATATCATCATAATCTAAATTATTATTTATTATTAAATATAATAAATTTCTTATAATTAATAAAACATTTATATCCTTATTTTTTAATAATTTTACACATTTATTAATATTTAATTCAGTATTTGTATATATATTTCCACCATTTCTATATGCATCTATTCTATATAACATTTCCCTATAATTATTATTACTTATTTCTATTAAATCCGTTAAATTATCATCATTTATTTTAATATTCTCACTATTAATAATTTTATATAAATTACTTGATATATCTATTTCTGGTATTTTAATAATAAAAAAACGACTTAATAAAGCAGGATCTATTGCTTTCATATTATCAATAACACATATAAATCTTGTCGTATCATATGTTTTCTCAAATAATCTTAATAATGATTGATAACAAATAAACGTTAATTTATCAAAATGTCTTAATAATATTATATTATATTCAAATTTATTAGTAATAATAGGTGCTGTTTCCACTATATCATTAATATACGCACTCACAATAAATTTATCATACTTATTATATAATGATAAATCTATATCTATATGTATATTTGAATAATTAATATTAAAATCAATTTTTTTTGATTTTATTTTTATCGTTTCATTTTTTTTCTTGATATTTAATTTTGATCCATTTATACTATTTAATAACTCATTTACAAAATACATCTTCCCACATCCTTTATTCCCAATTATCAATATATGATTATTAAAATTATCTATGATTTTCTGTATTAAATCTAATCTTTTAGGTGTATTTAATAAATTAATATATTTATAATATAATATAGTTTCTTCCATATTTAAATATTAATAACTATTATTTTTAAATAATGATTCCTATTAAAAGTTTAAATATTAATTCATTATCTTTTATTAATTTTAATATAAATAAAAATTATAAATCATCTACAATTCATCTTACATCTAATAATAAAGATATATATTTACAAACTCCACTATTAAATATTTCTAAATTTAATATTCATTTAAAATTATTAATTGATAATTTTAAAAATGAATATGAAAATGATTTTGTTAAAAATATATTTAATTTAGAAAATTTTGTTAAACAATATATTCATACTAATCCTCATTTAATAAAACAACATAACAATATTTATACTTATATTCCTAATATTAATAATAATGGTGAATTTAATATATCAATAGATTCTAATACTAAATTTTACTTTAACAAAAAAATAGTTCCTCTTCAAGATATAATTGATAATTTGTCTATTATAACTTCTTTTAAATTTGTAATTAAATGTAATGGCTTATATTTTGATAATAATCAATTTTTTATTAAATGGAGTATTATTTTAATTAAATTTATTATTAATAAAAATATTTCTAATTCAGATAATTTAATTAAATTATCTGATGAATTAGATGATGCATCTAAATTAAATAAAAATAATAATAAAAATAATACTAAAAATAATACTAAAACTTTACATAAATCATCTTTAAAACAAATTAATATTGATCCATCTGATAATCTTTCTGATATTGATATATCTGATCTCCTTGATTTTTAAATTTTTAATAATAAAATTAAAAATTTAATTATAATAATTAATACTTTGCTTTAAAGTTGTTATCTTGAAAAATAAGCAATGATCTATCCCATTAAAGTCATATAAATTATTATCATATGTTCTAAATTCAATTTCTAAATCATTTAATTTCCCTAATGGAGGTGAAAATGTTTTAATAAATCTACGTCCTATATCTGACATTTTAACAATTTTAACTGTACCAAAATCATTATCTAATACTATCTTGGCATATGCATCCTCTACACCCATATATATTCCATGTATTGTTGAAAATTCTTTAATCTTTAACATAACATATTTATCATTATCCATATCTACTTGATTCGTGCTATTTACACCACCATTTGGTACTATAATATCTGTTCTATTAAATCCTAATACTTTACCTATACTATTTTCTTTCATTAATACTCTTGTTTTATTAATATATTTCTCACTTTCTCCCTCAAATAATAATGTTGTTGTAAATGCATTTGTATCACTTTGTTTTGTTATATTAAATTTACGCGTTCTTGCATCATATGATATTACTAATGATGCACTAAATGTTTGATCCAAATTTAATGTTGTTACTAATTCTGCTTCAGTATAATTTCCAGGTGTTACTGTTACAGTTTTATTAGTGGTTGAATTATTACCAACAAGAGTAAATTCTAATTTGTTATTATATTGATTAATATTATACTGTGTTTTAGGTATTTCTGCACCTATTAATTCTACATCTACTACATTTGTTATTGTATCTGGTAATTTAATTGTATAATTAGATGGATCTGCATAATCATCATGTAAACGATCACGACTATCTATTATTAAATTTGTTGTAATTAAATCAGTTTCTTTCTTTTTATTATGTTTATCTACTGGTATTATAAAATCATCTTTAATAGTTTTTGATTTATTATTAGTGAATGTTTCTGGAAAATTTCCATATTTATCATTACTTTTACCAAATATATCGTTATGTTCCATCATATATATATTTTAATGATATTAAATTTTAATATTACCGTTTCTTTATATTCTTTTTTTTTATAATACAATATTAATAGAACATTAATTATGAATACTCAAGCAAAAGAAATATTTTTCTCTATTCCTAATGTTAATAGTTTATATGACGTTATAAAACGTACTTTTTTACAAAAATATAATATTGATATTAAAAATAATTATTTAGATGATTTAAAACATGGTATGCAATATATACATCAAACTATTAAAATATCAAATAATATGGATATTCGTCAATATATAACTAAATTAAATAAACATACATACGATAATATTGTATCGTATATTAAAAATAATATTAAAAAAAATAATAATATTAACAATAATTCAACAAATACTTCTAATGTTCGTAATATACAACCACCTGATATATTACAAGAATTACAATCTACTTCTGTGAAAAATGAAAATAATCAAAATATTATAGAAAATTTTACTAATTTACAAAAAGAACGCCAATTTGAAACACCTCCTACGATTAGTGAAGATCTTTTAAAAAAAAATAATACATTAAATATTGATTCTACTACCACTATTAAACAAAATTTAGATAATACTGAAATATATAAAAATAACGATACAAAAAAAGAATTAGTTACTCCTGAATTAGTTAAATCTAATAATCAAATTTATAATAAACCTACTGTTACTCCATTAATAGATAATGATAATTCTTTTAATCCATCTATTGAACATTATATTCCACATATTAATCATAATGAACGTAGTTACTTATTAACTATTGACTCTTTTGATCGTAATCGTGTTGAATGGCCTAATACAAATAATTATAAAATTCATTTAGGTAGTCATCCTGATGAAAATGGTGCTCATACTGAACGAGTTTATCAAAATATTAAATCTATACAACTTGTTCATTGTGTTCTCGCTAATACTGAAGATTTACAAAATGAATTATATTTATTATTACATATAGAAGAACTTGGTGGTATTTATGATGGTAGTAATTTACATTCAACTAAAGCATTCGCTAAACTTAATCTCTATCGTAGTGGATATCTTAATGTTTCGTCTGTTTCCTATACTGGATTTGTAGATATTTATCAAACTCATCTTAAAAAAATTTTTCAACCTAAATTAGCTACTTTAGATAAAATGACTATTAGTTTTAAAAAACATGATGGCACATTATTTAATTTTGGAACTGATACTCCCGCTAATCAAACTTATAATATGGGTGTTCAAAATAGTTTAACATTTCGTATTATTACTGAAGAAGCAGATGTTACTGATATTGAAAATGAAAATAATATATAAATATTGTATTATATATTATTTTTTTATTTTTTTTATTTTTTTATTTATATTTTTTATACTATTTATATATATTATTGATAATATTAATGATAATGTTGTATTTCTATTTCCAAAATATGCTATTAATAATAATATCATAAATCTAAAATATATATCATCAAACATTCCTTTATAATATTATAACATTATAATATTATAATATTATTTCTTATACCCCTATACACATATATTCATCTTCTGTTATAAAATCATTTTTTTCAAAATCATATTTACTTAATAATACTATAAATCCTGTTTTATGATGTATTACCCAATTCCCTATTTTCGTTTTATTTATATCATCTATATATGCTATTTTATCTATTTTTTTTAATTTTACTTGTTTTTCATATTTATCATATATTGTTTCTTTTACTTTTAATTTATTCACTGCCGATAAAATATACGCATAACATTCTCTATCTGGTATTTTCACTTTATTAAAAATATTATACTCATTCATTAAATCTCTGTCTTTTATTGATATCTCTATATCTTCATCTAATTTCTCATTATATTGTATTTTAACATTCGCCGTATAACATCTTAAATTTGGATTCATTTTTATATTATGCTTTTTATTTATTTCACAATCATATGCACTTTCTTTTAATAATTTATATATTTGATCTATTCTTTTTTGCTTTTCAAATGCTATATTTTTAACAACTTCATCTGTTGATATAACTTCTGTATATTTATCATTAAATACACTAATATATTTATATATATGAACATTCTGATATTCTTTCTCTAATGCTTCATGTGAACATATTCTTACTGCTCTCCCAATTACTTGCTCTATTCTTATATTATTCCAATATGGTTCCATAATATGTACTTGTCTTGTATTCTTTAACGAAATTCCTTCTGCTCCAGCAGATGTAATTAATAATGCCTTTATTAAATCCCCATTTTTATTTAAGTTATGATTATATATATATTTTATTATTTCTCTATAATATAAATCTTCATCTCCTGTCCATAATGCATAATTATATGGTTTAGTTCTTTCTGATTCTGTATTTATCTTTAATATTGTTTTCCCTTGTTTTGTCTTTAATAATGGTCTTGCTGTTAATTGTGTTATTTCTTTCACAAATGGCTCCCATACTGTATTGTCCTTTTTTAACTTTTCAATTGTTTTATTTTTTGGTATTTTTGTTTTTATTTTTAACTCTTTAAATTCTCCACTATCATTAAGTACTTTCCCAAACATCTTTATTCCTTCATAATTTTTATAATTTGAATATATTAATATTGGTCCATTTAATCCATCGGATTCAACATAACCATCTTGCTCTATTTTATTTAAAGTATCCCTTTTAATTTTCGTTTTACTTTGTTTATATTTCACTACATTATTTCCTAATATTATATCTAACATTGCTTTGAATTTTGATGAATACTTATATAAACTAATATTTCCATTTTGATCTTCTGTTATATGATTATTAAATTTAACTTTATCTAATTTCTCTAATTGCATACTCATTAAAATTTCATATTGTTGTTGTTTATCTTTTTTCGCTGTTATCTCATTTAAATAAACACGTTTTGTCTCTAATTTTTCATTATCTTCTGTTATTACATTATCTGGATATGCAAAATTTGATAAACTTCTTGTATTTACTTTATATGTTGAATCTTCATTTTTAGTTCTTACTTTCCCTAAATGTGTATTATGATCCCCTGGTACTATTATATTTTCTTTTTCCTTCTCTTTTTCTATTTCTTTATTTCTTTGAACTATATATTTTTCAAACTGATAATTACTCATTTTAACATATACCGTATCATGTTCTATCTTCTCTGGTAATAAATCCCCTGCTGAATCATAAAATGATATCATTCCTAATAATCTGTTCTTAAATTCATTTATCTTATCTGGTTTTATTAAATTCGTATTTGAATCTATATATTCATTCTTAAAAATATCTTCATTCTCTGGAAATATTGTAAATTTTAAATGTTCCGGTTCACTATCTGTCCATATATTACCATCTGGTAATATATACCCTTTTAATATATTTATTAATGTACATATCTCATATGGTTTATTTACTATTGGTGTCCCTGATAAAAATAAAAATCTTAAATTACTATTTTTCATAAAAATTTTATACATATCTACTCCTATTTTAGTCATATTTACCATCATACTTATCACATTATGTACTTCATCTACTATTATAAATTCATCTCCTGATAACTCATTTAATATATCTATAATTTTACTTGAATTATAATGCACCATTGATAATACATTTTTCTTCGGTAACTCTTCTATTATATCTACTGTTTTTGTCTTATCTGATATATATATATTTGACCCTGATGTATTTAATTCTTTTCTAAAATTCATATCTAATGCGGCTGGTGACATAAATATTATCTTTTTATCTATATTCTGCAGTTTTGATATAATGTCTGCTATACTTATAGATGTACATGTCTTCCCTGATCCTAACCCATGATAAACCAATACACCCCTTATATGTGGATCATCTACTACAATCATCTTTTCCATATAATCTCGTACAATTTTCTGATGATTAAATAAACTATCTATACTACATTTATTATTTTCTTTACATTTTTGCTCTACTGATAATGTATCATTTTCTGGTTTATATTTATCAAATTCTTCATTTATCCATGTATTAAAATCTTTATCTTTTTTATCATGTTTAATATCTGGTTTTACCCAATCTACCATTCTTATTTATTAATATGTTATATTAAAGTTTCCTCTATTATTCGACATTTATTTAAATAAATTTTATATTATATTATATTAATATAATGTCACTTTTAATACTAATATTTATATTCATACTATATAAAAAATATAATTCTAAAATTAATATAAATAATAAAACATTTTCAAATACAGATCATTGGGGTAAAAATGAATTAACTGTATTAAATAATATTACAACACATGGTAAAAATATATTAAAACAAATGCCACTAATCCCATTTCCACCTAATACATCAAATATTACAAAAAATGAAATTAATAATATTAAAATTTTAAATAAAAAAAGAACTTTATCTATACAAAAAGAAATTGAAAATGAATTATCATTATTTGGTATGTTAGATAAATTCTCTATTGATAAAAAAGAATATAATATTCTTATTAAATTTATTTCAAAATCAGTTGATCCAATTATTTTAAATCTTAAAAAAAAATATAACCGTGTTCGTCCATATCGTTTAGATACTTCTATTATTCCAAGTATTAAACCACCTAAACATCCATCTTATCCATCTGGTCATTCAATTCAATCTTTTATTATTGCATACTTATTAAGTGAAAAATATCCTGAAAAAAAAAAATTTTTTATGAAAACTGCATATTCAATCGCTAAAAATCGTGAATATGCTGGTGTTCATTATTCAAGTGATACTATTTATGGTACTATTATTGCACAAAAATTATCAGAATTATTTTCCAACAAAAATAATCCATTGTTATAATTATCATTTCGGTTACTTAAATTGGTTTTTTACCTGGTCATTTAACTAATTAAATTAATATAATTTTTAATTAAATTATATTAATTTTCATTATATTTTTTCAATGCTTCTTTCGCTGCTATCTGACTCGCTTGCTTCTTTGATGTATCTGTCCCTTCTCCTACTATATTTCCATCTTGATCTAATACTCCCATTGTATATATAACATCCGGTAATTCCCCCTCTGTTTTAATTACTACATACTTTGGTGTATATCCATCATAATATTTCTGATAATATCTCATTAATTTATCCTTATAATTATCATCTGTATAAATTAATTCCGTAAAATTAACTCGCTTTTGTATTATATTAATCACTAATGTTTCTGCTGCTTTATACCCTATATCTAATGATATCGCACCAATAAATGCCTCAAATATATCCTCTAATATCTTTGGATTAGATCTAAAATTCTCCTTTTCACAATGATCTGTAATCAATACATACTTATATAACTCTAAAAATCTTGAAAACTGTGATAACATCGTAGTTCTTACTAATTTAGAACGTAATCTCGTCATAAATCCTTCATTCTCACTCTCAAATCTCCTCCATATATATCCTGTTATTATTCTTTGTATCTCTGTATCTCCATAAAATTCTAATCTCTCATATGATTCTGTCTGTAAATCTATCAAATTTTTCTCTTCTAATTCTTCTTTTGTATAATATATATATTCTATATCTGACTCCTTCTGCTTTTTTTGATGCTTCTTCTCAAAATCTATTCTATCTGCTGCTGTTTTAATTATATTATTTTTAACATATGATTTATGTACAAACGCCGTTTTATAAACATCTATATTATTTATACTCTTATTTATCCCATTTTTCTTTAATATTACTTCTATATCTCTCTTTGTTATTAATCTATTCTTTTTATTATATGGAATTACTTTTTCTTTAATATTTTCATTTTCTTGATCACTCATCTTAAATATATTAATTATTTACCCTTAAATTTATTTATTTCAATTTTTACTTTTTTATATTTATATATAAAAAAATTATATAAATATATTAAATTATTTATCCTTGAATTTATGTTACAGACCACTCTTCACTCCACTCCATTCCACTTACTGTATGTCTTTCTTTATCTTTATCTAAATTTTTATTTTTAATAAATATATTTCGTATACTATCTTTTATATTTAATATATTTGTATTATACTTTTTTAATTTTGTTGTATCTAATTTATTATTTGATCTCTTTGATTTTAACATATTATTTTGCTCATCTATTGTCATATTTTCCCACGTAAAATTATTATCTATTAACTCCTTATACATCTCTAAAATCTCATTATGATTTATAACACCTGGATTCGTAAAATTATATGTCCCTGTCTCATTATCTTTACACATATCTACTAATATCGGTATTAAATTATCTAATACTGTCATTGAATTATTTATTGAACAAATTTTATTATATGTGATAATTTTCTTTATAAAATTTCTATTCTGTGTTAAATCTGATGATATTGGCATTCTTATCCTTAAATTTAATACAATATCTTCAAATAAATGCATTAATTGATCTGTATATCCCTTAACTATTGAATACGCAGATCCTTTAAAATTTGGTATATTTTCTTCCCTAAATCCACCTGGTACATTAAATCCATCCGAATATTCAAATATACACCCTGTACCAATATATGTTAAATGAATATCATACTTTTTACATAACATTGCTAATACTATCGGACTAAATAAATTATCACGTACATTTATATCTATTTTACTAATATCTTCAAGATAATCAATTGTCGGTATATCCTTTGAATGTGTTCGTCCAATTGAACATATTATATGACTTGGTTTTACTTTTCTTATTTCATTATCTAAATCTTTTACATAATAACATCTTATATTTCCATTAACTGATTCAATATTTCTTTTATTTAATTCTTCTTTAATTAAATTGCCTATCCAACCTTTATGACCATATTGTAATACTTTCATTATTTATTATATAAATTTATATATTTATATATTTATTTATATATTTATATTTTATATATTTATATTTTATATAATAATATATTAATAATGAATATACCACAAGACATATTTACTGAAGTTTGTAATAATAATATACTTAAAGATACTTGTACTATTGAATTTGATGAAAGTTTAAAATTAAATTTTTTAACTATTAAAAATCCTATTAAACTTTTCAAAGGTATTAGTTCATCTCTTCAAAATTATCTTTTTGATAATATGATATGCAGTATTGATGATCCTTATAAAAATAAACCTACTATTACAAAATTAACTATAAATAAAATTTTAAATATTGTAAAAGAAGATTTAAATAATTTTAACGGTATTTATTTAGCACGACAGGATATCGCTAAGTTATATGGTGTCCTTAAAAATAATAAAAATATTAATGAAAATATAAAAAAAGATATTGATGAATTTCCAACATATATTATTCGTTACATTATTAAAAATAATAAACCTATTAAATTACTTATTTTAACTGATGAACAAAACTATGATACTTTAATTAATTCAGATATAATGGATGATAAAACTAAAATTGCATATAAAAAATTAGTTCCTGATGGTAAATATCGTACTTCTATTTATAAAGGTTCAAATACAGACGATGAAGATAATGAAGGTATTAGTCCTGATGAAATTATTGCAGATTGGATAACTACAAAATTTGATGGATTTGTTAGTTATGAAGTTCCAAAATTTGAAGATAAAAAAACCTTATTTCATGATGAATTTTATATTAAATCAAAATATGTAACAGTTGATACAGATTTTACACAATCAATACGTCATGCATTAGATGTTGAACAAAGATTTGTTGATAATTTTAAAACAATTTGTAATAATCTTATTAAAAAAGATGATATTGTTGTATATAATAGTAAAAAATATAAAGTTATAAGATTGTTATATAATAGATTAACGTTAGAAAATATTGATGATTTTAATGATTTTATAACAGGTATTCATATTGAATTAGTTAAAAAATCTAATTAAATGTTATAATAATGGATGATTTGAATTCAAAGTTATTTCAAACTGTTTGTGGAGAAGGATATGTGAATGTGAAATTACTGTTGGATTCGGGTGCTGACAAAGATGGAGTAAATGAGGATGGTGAGACACCACTTATGTTTGCGGCATATTATGGCCACGAGGCGTGTACAAAATTGTTGTTAGAAGCTGGAGCTGACAAAGATAAGGTTGATAAGGATGATTGGACACCATTAAATCTTGCAGCAAAGAAAGGTTATTACGAAATTGTGAAGTTGTTGTTAGAAGCTGGAGCTGACAAGGACAAGGCAAATTATGACGGTTGGACACCCCTGACTGGTGCGGCAAATGGAGATCACGGTGAAATTGTGAAGTTGCTGCTGGATGCTGGGGCTGACAAGGACAAGGCAGATAATGACGGTTGGACACCACTGTTGCTTGCTCTCCAGCACGGCCACGGGGCGTGTATG